ACCAACTCCCTCGTCGGGCGGCTAGAGCCCGGCGACCCTGCGGCAGTCCTCGCCCAGCAACCCGAGCGGTTCTGGCGAATTGTGGAGGAAACAGCATGAAGATCGTTGTCACCGGCTCCGCCGGCACGTTGGGCGCCCCCCTAGTTGCCGAGCTGCGCGAGCGCGGCCACGACGTCTGGGGCATCGAACTCCAGCACACCGGCCAGCCCCAGACCGTGCGCGCCGACGTCGCCGACTACCGGCAGCTGCGCGCCGCGTTCGACCGCGTCGGCGACTTCGACCTCGTCTACCACCTAGCCGCCGAGTTCGGCAGACTAAACGGGGAAGAGTTCTACGAGAAAGTTTGGGAAACCAACGCCATCGGCACCCGCAACGTGCTCGAACTTCAGCGTGAGCGCGGATTCCGCCACGTCTTCGCCTCCTCCTCCGAGGTTTACGGTGAGGCCGACGCCGAAGCCATCGACGAGCGCTACCTCCTCGACAACCCGCAGCCGCGCCTCACCAACGACTACGCAATCAGCAAGCGCGTGAACGAAGAGCAGATCCGCAACTTCGCAGACCGCTACGGCAACAAAACCATGACGCTGCGGTTCTTCAACGCATACGGCCCCGGCGAGCGGTACCACGACTACCGCTCAGTCGTCTGCCTGTTCGCTTACCGGCTGCTGACGGGGAAGCCCATCACGGTGTATGAGAACTATCACCGGGTCTTCATGTACCAGGGCGACTTCATCGTGACGCTCGCCAACGCCGCCACGAGCTTCGCCCCAGGCGAGACCGTGAACGTCGGCGGCGACGAGTACGTCAGCGTGGAGGACATGGCAAACATGCTGCTTGAGATCACGGGCGCCCACCCGTCTTTGGTGAACCGCCTGCCCTTGGACAAGCACAACGTGACGAGCAAGAAGCCTGACATCTCCAAGGCGAAGGCTCTTTTGCACCACAACCCGCGCACGAAGCTCGCTCAGGGACTTCCCCTGACCGTCGACTGGATGCGGAAGCATTACGAAATCGGAGGCTGACCGTGGCGATTGCTAACGGCTACGCAACCCTGGCGCAGATCAAGAGTGCGCTGCGCATCCCGTCCGGCGATGCCACCGACGACGCCCTCCTTGAGATGGCTGTTGAGTCTGCCTCCCGACTGATCGACGCCTACTGCGGCAGGAACTTCATCAACGCCGGCACCGTCACCCGCTACTACAACACCGAGAACCCCTACGTCGTGCAGATCGACGACGCCCGCTCCATCGCCCAGGTCGAAACGTCCACGGGCCTCGATGGCGTGTACGACACGACCTGGACGATTGGCACGGCTGGCGGGCAGGGCGACGCCCAGCCGGAGCCGATCAACGACTACCTCGGCGGCGTTGTGTGGCCGTTTACCCGCATCCGGGCCATCGGCGACTATTCGTTCCCCACGGGGCCGGAGAATTCAATCAAGGTGCGGGCTGTCTTCGGATGGCCCAATATCCCGGTCACGGTTACCCAGGCCACCATCTTGCAGTCGTCGAGGATCTTTACCCGCCTCCAGTCCCCTCTCGGCATCACGTTCGGCGAACTTGGTGCCATGCGCGTCAGCCGCGGCCTTGACCCTGACGTCGTGCAGCTCGTTGAGGGCTACCGCCGCGTCAACGGTGTCGCATGACAGCGCTCACCGACCTACGCACCGGGCTCGCCAACCGCCTCGCCACCATCACCGGCCTGCGGTCCTCGGCCTACATTCCCGACAACCCGCAGCCGCCCGTCGCTGTGGTGATGCCGGGCCGCATCCAGTACGACACCGCCTTCGGGCGCGGGTCGGACGAGTACCAGTTCACGATCATGCTCATCGTCGGCCGCGTCGCTGACCGGGCATCACAGACCACGCTGGACGGCTACTGCGAGTCAAGCGGCAGCCGTTCAGTCAAGGCGGCAATCGAAGGCGACCGCTCCCTCGGGGGCAAAGCCTTGGATTGCCGAGTCACCGAAATGACCAACCAGGGCTCGCTGGCCATTGGGGACGTCACCTACCACACGGCCGAGTTCTCGGTCACCGTCATTGCCGCCGGCTAAGGAGATCACAGCATGGGCAAGTTCGTAGGCAAGAACATCCGGGTGAAGGTCGGCAGCACCGAGCTCACCACCAACATCGCAAGCGTCGAGGTCACCGAGACTGTTGACGAGATTGAGACCACCGCCTTCGGGCAGGCAGCGCGTAGCCGCATCGCCGGCCTCAAGGACGCGTCGGTCACCATCAGCTTCCACCAGGACTACGACGCTTCCAGCGTCAACGCCACGCTTGGCGGCGTCTTCGGTGGCACCGCCAACGTGGTCGTCCTCGCGGGCACCTCACCAACTCAGGGCACCGCATCGGCCACCGCTCCGCTGTTCACCATCCCGGTCCTGTGCTCGCAGCAGACCCCGGTCAACGGCCAGGTAGGCGACCTCGTCACCTTCGACGTCACCTGGCCCGCCGTCGGCGAGATCACTAAGTCCACCGCCGGCACGTTCGTCTAATAACCAAGGAGACCCTGTGCAAATCGCATTTGAGATTACTTACAACGACGGGTCGGCGGCCGACACGGCTATTGCGTCGGTCGCCGATCAGGTCGCCTTTGAGCGCACCTTTGACCGGTCCATCGCCAACCTTTCCAGCGACTTCCGTCTGACGGATATGTGCTGGCTCGCTTGGTCAGGACTACGACGCAAGAAGAACATTCCTGATTTCGACGAGTGGCTAGGTGCTGTGGCCGGCGTTGAAGTCAAGGAGGCCGGCGTCACCCCTTTGGAGACCAATCAGCCCACTGGCTGATTGCCTACTTGGCGTGTGAGACCGGCATAGCCCCTTCAGCCCTGCTGGCTGAAAGCGACCGAATGCTATTCACCATGACGCGCTATTTGTCATGGCGTAGCCGAGAACAGGCAAAGGGGACACGCAATGGAAGTCACGGTTGAAATTGCCGGTAGCAGCGAAGCGCTGAAGGCCTTGCGTGTCCTTGAGCCGACTGTGGCCCGCGAAGTTGGCCGGGACGTCACCAAGGTAGGCCAGCGCATCGCTTCCGCTATGCAGGCGACGACCCCGCCACTTCCCGCCAGCCGGTGGGTTGGGACATCGGGTGCTAGGGGTTCTCGTGGTGGCGCAGGCTGGCCGGCATGGCAACCAATCACCTACCGCGTCATGCGGCGTGATTTGACGGTGCGAGTTGTCGGCACATCTTCTGACCCTTCCATCGCGGCCATGTTTGAGACTATGGGCCGAGAAACCCGAGTCAAGACACTCCAAGGCCGCCAACTGATCGCCAACATGAATGAGGCGGCAGGCGAAGTCGCAAAGTCCGGCAAAAAGCGTGGCCGTGCGCGTCGTGTCGCTGGCGAGCAGTACGCGAGCGCAATTCGGGACATCCAGGCAGCTGTCGATAAGGCGGTTAGCGAAGTCAATAGGAGGATGCCGTAATGGCACTTGGCGGGTCAGGCCGTGGCATCCAAATCATTGTCGGCGCCGATTACAACGACAAGGACATCAAGCGCGTACAACGCGACTTGGACAAACTGAAGGCGCAGACCGATAAGTCCTCGGCCAGCTTCAAGAAACTTGGGTCCAGTGTCAAGCAGTCGTTCTCAACTGCTGGACTAATCGCTACTGCGGCTGTCACGGCGTTCGCTGCCAAGTCAATTAACAACTTTGCCCAGGTCCAAGACGCGACGGACGCCCTTACCGCGACCTTCGGTGAGACCGGTGACGCCCTAGTCGCATGGGCGAATGAGTCAGCGATCTCATTCAATCTGTCACGCCGTGAGGCCTTGCAGGCCGCGCAAACAATCTCGGTGTTTGGTGATGCCGCTGGACTGGCTGGCAAAGACCTAGAGCAGTTCACGATCACGCTTACTGAGCGAGCAGCTGAAGCGGCGTCATTCTTTGGCGGGTCCACGGCTGACGCTGTCCATGCGTTCGGCGCTGCGCTGCGCGGTGAGATGGAGCCAATTCGTCGTTATGGGGTCACCCTTGACGATAATACGTTGCGGCAAAAGGCCTTTGAGTTGGGGCTCATCTCGACTACAACTCAAGCGCTAACGCCGCAGCAAAAGACGCTTGCCGCCTACAACGCGATTCTGGAAAGCACCGCGCGCGTTGTTGGTGACGTTGAGCGCACGCAAGACTCAATGGGCAACCAGATCAAGAAGGCCCAGGCCGAGTTTGACAACCTGACAGTTGTCATCGGTGAAACCCTAGCCGTGGCCGTGCTGCCCATCGTCGAAGCGCTGGGCCGGTTGCTGGGATTCTTCAACGGCCTACCCGGACCTATCAAGACCGCAA